AGACCGCGGCGAAGTCCTCGAAGACGATGGACAGGATGCCGGGGCTGGTCCACTTGATGTCCTGGCGGCTGATGTTCAGATGCCCCGCGAACGTGTCGGCCACCACCGGCAGTTTCCCGATCAGCAGTTTCTGGCTGGCCGTGAGGTCCTTCTCCGCCACCTGCTTATCGATGGCCACGTGCTGGGTAATCACCGGCCTGTCGAAGGACCCAGCCGGAAGGGGCTTCCGCTGGATGCTGTTGATGAAGGGCCGGGCCGTGTCAATGGTGTTCAGCAGGGTCCCCACCACGGGCCGGGGGACAATGCCGGGGTTGTCGGCCAGCACCTGGTGGGCCGTGGCCCGGTCCAACTTCTCCCGGGCGGCGGGGTCCCGCAGGACCATGGCCCGGTGGACGGTGATGGCGTAGTCCCCGACGGTGGGGAATTCCCGGGCCACGTCGTAGGCGTCCGGTTCGTTCGTGACGCGCTGGGTCACCGTCGGGGCGGGGATGGTGGACCGAAGGGCCTGCACCTTCCCGGCCTGGGTTTCGATTCCTGAGTAATGCTCGATGGCCTGCTGAAGTTCCGACATCCGGCCCCGGTCCCGGTCTACCTGGGCCTGTTCGGCGTCGGTCACATCACGGTTTTCATCAGCGGCCCGGTCCACCAGGGTGGCGATCCCCTGGGACAGTTCGTCGAATTCGCGGTTCAGCCGGTCCAGATATGCACCCATCACAGGGCCCCTTGCCAGTCGATGTACCTACTGGCCGGGTGGCAGGTTGCCCGCAATCTGTCAGGTCCCCGGGTGGCGGCTCGATGGCCGGGTGGCGGGTGACCCGGGCCCTGGGTGGCGGCTCGATGTCGGGATCGACGCTACGCGCGAGCCTTCAGGCTGTCCAGGTACTCCCGGAGGCTGTCCAGCCGCGGGGTGGCCGACGGCCCCACGATCAGCACGTGTTCGCGGGCCACGGCCACACCGGCCCCGGCGTACTGGGGGGCGGCGGTGGCGGCCACGTGGGACAGCCCGCAGACTTCCCGCCAGACCACCCGGCGTTCACCTTCGTCCACGGACCTGGACCGGTAGACCCGGGCCGACACGGACCAGCCCCGCAGTTCCCCAGCCCGGGCGGCTTCGGCCTGGGGGTGGGTGCGGTCCAGCCGGAAGGTGGCGATGAGGCCAGCGGCGGATTCGGCCAGGCCCATGCACCGGCCCAGGAACCGTTCCCCGTCGTCCCCGTAGTGGCCCAGCATCAGGTTCACCCAGCGGCCACCCTTCGCCACGTCGCGGGTGTAGGCCCCCTGGCTGAAGCCTTCCCAGTAGGTGGTCTTCCCCCCGTCGTCGGACACCTGGGTGGGGCGGTCGTAGGGGACGGCCATCCCTTCCACCGTCCAGCCGTCCCCGACTGGTTCCAGCGGTGCCGCGCTTCGCTCGATCAGCAGTTCTGACATGGCGTCATCCCACTTCCTGGGGGGTCAGGTGGCCTGTCTCCGGGCCTGCCACTGGTTCGGTGGCCCCGGTGTCCGGGGCGTCGTCGTCGGGGGCTTCAGCGGCCTCCGGTAGCGGGGCCCGCCCGATCATGGCCCGGCCTTCATCGATGGTCAGCAGGCCTGAGCCCACCAGGGATCCGACCACTTCGGCGGTGGTCTTCGTGTCGGCCCGCATCCGCCCGGCGTAGTCCCAGGCCACCGTGGTCCCCCGCGGCATCAGCCATTTGGTGAAGGCGGCGGACAGCGGCTGGCCGTAGCGGTCCACGGAATCCCGGACGAATTCGATGTCCGCGGATTCGATGTTCTGATAGGTCATCGACGCACCGGGTAGGCCCAGTTTGTAGGACGGGATCCCCAGCATCATGGCCACGGACTGGGCGTTCCACTGCCGGGACTCCACCAGTTGGGCCTGTTCGGCGTTGCTCACCACCGGGGTCAGCACGTAGCCCGATGGCAGGACCACCGGTTCCCGCGTGGTCGTCATCTCCCGCCACTTCGTCTTCAGTTCGTCGGCCTGGGCCTGGGTCAGCAGGGTGGGCGACGACAGGACCGCGGGGGGCAGGGCCCCGCCCGCGAAGTAGGCCCCGGTATGGCGTTCGGCGGCCACCGACCCCCCCAGCCATTCGGCGTACTGGGCCAGGACTCCGCGGCCCAGGACTTCCCCGGACCGGTTCCCCGCGGACACGTGGAAGATTTCGTCCGGGTCCCGCGGCTTCCCGGTCCCGTCCACCAGCCAGGCGTAGCCCGTGAAGGGGTCGGTCAGGACGGACAGCGCGGTGGCGTCCAGCGGCACCAGGAAGCCAGCCCGCAGGGTCCGGAAGTCCAGGTCCCCGTACAGCGCGAAGTGGTTCCCATACAGGATCAGGTCTTCCGTGGCGGCCCAGCGATAGTGCCAGGGCGTGGTGGCCGGGTAGGGGTCCGTCAGGACCGCGGGCTGGTCTTCGACCCGGACCGACACCCCGGCTTCGGGATCCCACCGCATCGCCCGCCACTGGGTCCCCGCGATGGCGTTCGCCAGCAGGGCCACGCCACGTCCGAAGGGTGGGAGGCCCATGGCGTCGGCCTCCCCGGCCCACAGCGGCCCGGCGTACGGGTCCCCGGTCAGGAAGGCCCAGGACCGGGCTTCCCCCATCAGGCCCGTGGTCGTCCGGGACGTGGTGGTCCGGGTCATCCGTCGGGCGGCGGTCCGGCGTGGCCCGTTCGTGTTCACGGCCCGGCGCACTTCAGTAGACATAGAAATCCATCGCTTCCTGTGGGGGCTGGTGGCGATCCGCCACGGCCCAGGCGGTGGCCCGGAGCAGGTCCGACCGGATCCCGCGGTGGGCGATCCCCAGGCCCCCGGTGGCCGTCGGGACCAGTTGCACAGCGCGGACCTGCTGGGCCAGGTCTTCATCCCCGGAATGGACCAGGCCCCCGGCCCGCAGCAGGGACCGCATCAACGGCAGGGCCCCGCTGGTCTGGGTGGTCCCGGCCCGGCCCACCGTGGCCCGCGGGCAGGCTTCCGCGGCTTCCTTCACCGACAGGCTGGCCCCGATGGTCAGGGTGCAGTCAGGCCGCAGGCCGACGGTGAAGGCGGCCCAGGCGTAGGCGTCGGCCCGGCTCGAGAACAGGCCGCCCCAGGTGACCAGGCGTCCGTCTTCCATCTGGGCCACCGCGGCGGCGGCGGCCCCCAGGCCGTAGTAGTCCTCACAGGCCACCGACAGCGGCACCCCGTCCGGGGCCTGGGCCCACAGGTCCGTGGCGTGGGCCCAGGTGTCGCGGTCGGCCAGCGGTTCGGTCCGCGCCGATGCCATCAGGCGGCGGGGGGCCCACTGGTTCAGGTACTGGGAGCGGAAGGCCTGGATGGGGTCGTCTTCGTCGGGGTCTTCGGAGTAGCCCACCGTGGTCCGCGCCAACTTCGCTTCCAGCAGGCGGGCCCGGGCCTTCGACCAGTGGGGGCTGGCCATCCGCCACCCGTCCCGGTCGTCCAGCGCGGTCCCCTTCGGGGCCGACCATTCCAGCAGCAGGGTGCGCACGTCGGGCCGACCCCAGGCCGCGAACACCGCGGCCCGGCGTAGCGGGATGAGGGCGGTGGCCAGCCGGTGGGCCGTGGAGAACAGGACCAGTTGGCTGTTCTCCCGTTCGGCCATCGTGGGTTCCAGGCCGTCTTCGACCAGGGACGGTTCCAACTTCCAGCCTTCATCGGCCAGGGCCAGGTCCCCGGTGAAGCCATACACCGCGGCCTTCGCCCGGAGCAGGTAGCGGGATCCGTCGGGGGCTTCCATCTCCTGCTGGTCGTTGGCCTCCCGGACCTGGTAGCCCAGGTGTTTGCGTTCGTGGCACCAGCGGCGGGCCGGTCGCTGAATCTCCCGACAGACGGCCACGTTGGCCCCGGTGTGCAGGACCAGTTGTTCCCCGCCGAAGGTGTCGGCGGCGTGCATCCGCCACATCCCCAGTTCCCGCAGGATCCAGGACTTCCCCACCTGCCGGGCGGTGGTCACGATGGCATCCATCCAGACCAGCAGGCCGTCCGCGTCGTGTTCCAGCAGTCGGTAGATGGCCAGCCGCTGCCACCACCGAAGGTCCACCCCGCGGACATCGTGGATCCAGGCCACCGCTTCGGGCCCGTAGGACCCCACCGCGTCCGGATGGGGCGGCGACATCAGGCGCGGCCACGTTGCATCCGCTGGAACATCCAGCAGGGGGGCCAGCCAGGGGCAGGCGTCCCAGTCGGCGCTGGTGGGTTCGGGCGTCGTCGGGTCCGGGTCGGCGTCGTCGTCCAGGTCGGCGGCGTCGTCGGCCAAAGTCGAGTGCTTGGGGGGGAATTCAGGCTCGGTG